CTCCAGCGCGTAGAGGCTGAAGCCCTGACGCTTCAGATCGTCGAGGATGCGGAACCAATCGACGCGCCGCTGCATCGGTCAGGCCGGCTCGCCGTCGAGCTCGATCACCCAGACCTCGACGCGCGGGATCGAGCTGTAGCGCTTCGCCTTCGACACATCGCAGACGACCGAATCGTCGCGGAAGACGATCTTGTTCATCCCGTCGAGCACAGCCTTCTCGGTGTTGTCCAGGTCTGGCTTGCCAGTCGGGAAGACCTGACCGGCCAGCGCTCGCGCCTGCTTCTTCTTCGACCAGGAAGCCGGGATCGAGCAGTAGGCGATCAGCTTCACGCGGCAGGGATGGCTGGTCGGTGCCTCGCCACGCATCGCCTCGTGCGCCGCCATGCGGACAAGGTTCTCGTACTCAACCGTGTCCTTCGGCGTGTAGTGCGTCACGAACTGGCGACCGTCGCCCATCTTCGCGATCCGGCTGCGCGCCCGGCCCTTGCCCTTCGGCTCGCCCGGGACAACGAAGTCGATCGCGAGCTTCGTCCTGCGCTCCGGCTCGAAGCCCGGCAAATGCGCGCACGCGCGATCATCGGGAGCCGGCGCTGCCAATTCCGCCTCCATGCACTCCTGCAACGTCATCGGCCTGCCGCCGTGCTTCCGCATCAAATCCGCTGTTTCCATCGCTCCTTGACCTCCCTCTCGATTTCCTCGGCCAACTCCGGCCCGTCCTTCGTTCTCCATCGCTCCAGCCATCCGGCCCGCTGCGCTCTGCCCGGCAGCGACATCACGAACCGCACCCGGCAGCATGTCCGGTTGAAGTCCAAGATCGCCGACCGTTTCGCGCATAGCTCGCATTCCGTCATTCCGTCCCGATTTCATCGAGCACCCGGCTCATGCTCGGGAATTTCGCTTTCAGCTCGGCCAGACGACGCCGGCCTTCTTCCTTCGACGTGTAGGCCGGAGGAATGTCCGGCAGTGCGGCCTGCTGCAACGGAGGCCTGACGTAGTGCTTGCGGCACAGCGCGACGAACTCGGGCAGCGTCGGCGGGAACTGGCACTCGTCGATCATTGACCGCAGCGAGGCCTTGAAGCATTCCGGGTTGTCGCTGAAGTTCGCCAGCGATTCAGCCCAGACGCGCTTGACCTCGGCGATGTCGCAGTCCTTCCACCGATCCGCGAACAGCGAGCCGTAGTAGGCCCCCATGTGCCCGAAGATTTTGTCGATCCAGCTAACCGGCAACGCGGATAGCTTCGCCGGGTATTGCGCTGCACTCGCCGGTAATGTCTCGTTCTGTTCGCTCATGTCCGCCGCTCCTTCGTCCTGTCAGTTCTTCCATTGCCCTTGCCCGCTTGTCGTGTAGCGTCTCCGGGCGGTTTGGTGATGCCCTGGCGCCGTTGGCTCTACCGAACTCGACCGCCTTGTCGCACCAGGTTCGCCATGCCGCTTGCCAGTCCTTCATCGTCGAGCCCTTGGCGCTGTGCCAGTTGCGAAACGATTCCAGCTCGATCGCGATCGCGACCCGCTTCGTTTCCGCGTAAGCGATGCCGGTCTCGTTCGGGTAGAAGTCGGGCGATAGCTGCGCGCCGCGTTTTGGCATGGGCGGCTTTGCCGCCTCTCCCCCGGGAGGGGGAGTAAGGTTTACGTCTGGTGCTTGGTGTCTGGTGTCTGGTGTCTGGTGAGCATTGCCTTCGCTATGCGTTCGCATTGCGTCCGCATCGTTGTCGATTGATGCGTTCGCATCCGATTCGCTATGCGTTCGCATTGCGTCCGGTTTGCGTTTATCCCACCTTGCCTGTGCACTTGCTCTCGCCTTAACCTGCTTCCCTTGGTACTTTGCTATCTCGGCGTCGCATCGCTTGTTGTGCCAGCCGTCAGACTCAAGCGTGAAGAATTCTTCGAGAATGTTCGCGACAGCTTCGCGCTCTTCTTTTGTGCGGGCTCCGACTAATCTTTGGACGGACTTGATGTCCACCGGAAGATTTTTTTCCTCCGCGTAGTATTTTCGGATCAGCCGGCTATAGGCCGCGTCCTCGATAAAGGACAGGTGCGCGGTCGCCTGGGCATAGTCGCCGATGTGGTGTTCGTAATAATTCATGCCTGACCGCCGCTGATCCGCTCGATTCGATCAGCCATGCGGCTTAGATGCTTCGATGCCTCGATGAAGTTGCGCTGAAGCTCGGCCAGCTCGTCCTTTGGCTCGACGGGTTGCGCCGGGGAATAGCCAGCCTCGGAGCACATGAAGTGCATGCCGGAATGGCAGCCGATCTTGCGGCCCTCGCGCAGCAGCCACAGCACTTGCTCGGGGTCGAACCGCTCGCGCCGATCCGTATTCAGGCAGTCGCTGATCCAGCGCGCGGCCTCGTCTGGCGACTTCTCCGGGCGCATCATGGCGCCGACCTTCTTGGTTCCGCCTAGCGACTGCACGACATCGCGCAGGGCGTCGTTTAGCGACTCATGGAAGAGTGCCTGCTGCATTTTTTACCCCCCTTCCCGCGTCGTCCGACTTTTTCGGACAGCTTCGGACAGACGAACTCGGGACAAAAAAAGAGAATGGCGACATGGAAACGAACTCACGCCGCCGCTCTGATTGCCGTCTCGTCATGGCCGACCTTCCCGTCACGCAGGAAAACGTCGGGATGCTCCAGCTTCACGCGCGGAGGAATGCCGCGAGTGATCCAGTTATGGACTCGCTGCACCCCGCCCTGTTTGTCGTAGCCAAGCAGCTCGGCGACCTTTGCCGGCCCGCCAAGCGACTCGATTAGTGCCCCGTCTTCGGACATTTGGAAACCCTCTTGTGAAATGAACTCCCCTCAATTAAACGCCACGTTTAAACAAAAGTCAAACACGCCGTTTAACAACGCGCTGTTTAGTACGCGGAGAATCATCGACATGCACGAACAGATGAAGCGCCTCTATGAGGCAGCGCGGGAGCTGAAGGGGATTACCGGGCAGTCGGAGCTGGCCCGGGCGCTCAACGCTTCGCCGCAGACCGTCAAGAATTGGGAATCGCGCGGCGTCTCGAAGCAGGGAATGATCGAGGCGCAGCGGGTGATCGGCTGCTCGGCGGACTGGATCGAGACCGGAGGCGTGCCGATGCTGCTGGCAGTGAATGAAACGGCAGCGATCTACAACGTCGAGCCGGCGCCCGATCTTTTCGGTCGCGTCCCGCTGATCTCGTCGGTGCAGGCCGGCGACTGGAGCAACATCGTGGACAACTTCCAGCCAGGTGACGCCGAGGACTGGCTGTTCTACCCGAAGAAGCTTGGGCCCAAGGCCTTCGCGCTGCGCGTCTCGGGCATTTCAATGGAGCCGAAATACCAGCACGGCGACATCATCTTCGTCGATCCGGATGTCCCGGCCGAGCACGGTAGCAATGTCGTCGTGCGCCTCGATGACGAGAACCAGGCGACCTTCAAGCAGCTCGTCGTCGAGGATGGGCGGAAATACCTGCGGCCCCTGAATCCAGACTGGCAGCCGAGGATGATCCCGATCAATGGAAATGCTACGATCTGCGGCGTCGCTGTTGGCAAATGGGTGCATGGATGACCGAAAGAACGCTTCTACTGATCTCGATCTCGTTGCTTTGCGGGTGCGCTACTGTCGTCAGCTCGACCAGCTCAACCGTGCGCGAGGCAACGGCGCAGCAAGTCGCGTCGTGCAGCCTCATCAAGAGCATTTCGGCGACCTCGCCGTTCTATGGCGTCTTCGCTGGAAAGGCAATGCAGGAGACGCGCGACAAGATCATCGCCGAGGCCGAGGCAGCAAACGCAACCCATATCGTCTTCACCCAGTCGGAAACCGCCTACGGCGGCACGTCGCAGCACGCGCAAGCATTTTCCTGCAAGTAGTCTCATGCAGTGGCTCGCCGTAAATCTCTTCCTGCTGATAATGATCATGGCCGGAGCTGGCGCCTTCTGGGTGCTCGGTGCTGGCGTCAAAGCGCTTGATGTTGGCGAGGACTTCGAGCCCTATCTGCTCGCGGTCGTCGCTGTCGCCTCGATCTTCGCCTGCTACTACACCGGGAAATTCCTGCACGACCTGGCCGATAGACGCCGCAAGCGCTGACTGATCACCAGCCCCTCATCAAGCCCGCTCCGGCGGGCTTTTTTTCGTCCTCAACTCATGGCGTGAAAGAAATTTAAACAAACTGTTTGACTTCCGTTTAAACGTGGTGTTTAATTCAGTTGTGGATTGATTAAACAGACGGAGGCAAACATGGCAACCGAATATCTGAGCTGCGCCGAGACCGCGAAGCTGATACGGCAGGCGCTCAAGGAAGCATTCCCCGATGTGAAGTTCGGCGTCCGCTCCAGCACCTACAGCGGCGGCGCCTCGATCAATGTCCGCTGGACGGATGGCCCGAACACCGCGCAGGTCGAGGCGGTCGCCAAGGTCTTCGAGGGCGGCTATTTCGACGGCATGATCGACTATCAAGGCTCGTGCTACTCGCTGCTAGACGGAAAGGTGACGAGCTTCGGCGCCGACTTCGTGTTCTGCAACCGGGCCTATTCGGACGAGTTCATCGCCCGGGCAATCGCGGCCGTCGCCGCTGAATACGCCGGCAACCTCAAGGCCGAAGGCGCCGTGATCCCGACGGTCGATGATTACCGCAACGGTCGCACCTGGTCGATGGTGATCCCTGGCATGTCCGGAAACTATTGGGGATGGGGCGAGGCAATCAATCGCCGGCTGTCCAAGGTCTCCGACCGGATCGCCATCCCCAAGTCGAAGACCGCCGGCAAGGTGATCTATCTCGGCAACGACGGCTATAGCGATGTCGGCGCCCTGTCGCGGGAGGTCGCAGCATGAGCGTCCTTCTCGAAACGGTGATCTACGCAGACCCGAAGAAGTTCTGCCTCGACATCGAGGCGCCAGTGATCGCGATCAAGGTCGGAGAGCCTGGCTATTACCCGGTATTCGGCAAGTATTCAGCGGCTTCGCTTAACTCGGCCGACGTGACTCCCGCAATCGTCGAGAGCGCTGTCGCCGGCTCGATGTTCGGATGGGACTGCCCGGCAGCCAGGGCAGCAGTTCAGTACGCCGAAGGGGAGGACTGACCATGAGCTTCTTCGACCTGATGCGCAAGACGCAGGAAGCCCAGGCCGTGCGCCTCGGCTTGCCGATCAATCGCCAATACTCCGACGACGAGCTGGTCGAGAGCATCCAGGCGCTCAACGAAGCCGAGCACGAGCTGTCGCTGGAGCTCGGAACCATGAGCACCGACGAGCGCCTGGGCAAGCTCGGGCCGGACGAGCAGCGACTGCTGAACGAGCTCAATCGCAAGCTGATTCCGTTCCGCGTCACCGTCACCACGGCCAGCAACATCGAGACGATCAACATCCTGGCGGCGCATTCCTGCGCGGCGACGATCCAGGTCGTCGAAATGCTGTTCGGCGAGTTCGATGCCGACAAGCCGGAAGCCTTCAAGCTGAAGGTCGAGCCGATGAAGCAGCGCGATCTGCGGAGGGCAGCGTAATGCCTTGCATGTGCGGCGCCACCGACTGCCCGAGCTGCGGCCCTGATCAAGGCTACCTCGTCGCCTACAGCCCGACGCGCGGCTACTACAACCCCGAGCCCGAGGACGACGACGAAGAGATCGCCGAGCCCGACGCCGACGAAGGGGAGGACGACTGATGCGCAAGTTCCTCTCCGACTTCCTCTACTACCTGCGCCGTGGGCATGGCATCCGCCAGGCCTGGCGCCTCGCAAACCTCACCCTCTGAAGGAGATCAGCAACATGAATGCTCGTGAAGAATGGTTGCTCCAGCGTCGCGCCGGTCTCGGCGGTTCTGACCTTGGCGCGATCCTCGGCTTGTCGCCGTACCGCACGCCGGTCGATGTCTGGGCCGAGAAGACCGGCCGCGCCCCTGGTCAAGAAGAGACCTTGCAGATGCGCTTCGGCACCTACGCGGAAGAGTTCGTCGCCCGCGAATACACGGCCAAGACCGGCCATGCCGTGCAGCGCTTTACCTCGATGCTGCACCACGCATCGGCGCCGGTGCTCGGCAATGTCGACCGCCTGGTGATTCCCGAAGGCCAGAAGATCGCCAGCCACAAGACCGAGATTCGCACCGATCGCGGGCTGGAGTGCAAAACCGCCAACGCCTTCGCCGCTTTCAATGCCGACGACTGGGGCGAGGAAGGCACCGATCAGATTCCGCCGTCCTACCTGGTGCAGTGCGCGACCTACATGGCGCTGACCGGCTGCTCGTTGTGGGACTTGGCCGTGCTCTTCGGCAACCAGGAAGTGCGCGTCTACAACCTCAAGCGCGACGCCGATCTGGAGGGCGAGATCATCGCCCGCGCCTCGGAATGGTGGGATCGCCACATCATCGCCGACGTACCGCCCGAGCCGACCTGTGAGTCGGACATCAAGCGGCTCTATCCATCCGACAACGGCAGCGCCATCGAGGCGAACCCGAAGACGCTGGAGCTGATCGCCCGCGCGATGGAGCTGAAGGAGCAGATCGCCGCGCTCGAAGTCGAGCTCGATGGCGACAAGAAGGCCGGCAGCATCGGCGTGATCGGCAGCATCAAGGCCTACATGGGCGACGCCTCGCGCATCGTCCTGGGCGGTGATGACCTGATCACCTGGAAGAGCGCCAAGCCGTCGATGCGCTTCGACGCCAAGGCCTTCCAGGCAGCGCACCCAGAGCTTTATCAGCAGTACCTCAAGGCCGGCGAAGGCAGCCGTCGTTTTCTCATCAAGTAAGGAGCAGTCCGCATGTCGTCAGCAGCTCGCATCTACATCGTCACCGACAAGACCGTCAGCACAAAGCACCTGGTCAAGGCCACCAATCAAGCCCAGGCCGTTCGCCACATTGCCGCCGCCCGCCTCGATTGCATGGTCGCGAACAGCATGGAGGTCGTCAGCCTCATGCAGTCCGGCGCCGTCGTCGAGGACGCCACCGCCCCCGCCACCGTCAAGGAGTGATCGCACCATGAACGAAGTCGCAGCCAACCCATTCGCCGCCTCGCTTCCTGCGCAGGCCCGCACCAGCGGAAACGCCGTTGCCAACTCAGACCAGCAGCGCGCCGTCGCCGAAGTTCAGGCCGCGATGATGATCGCCCGCATGAATCCGCGCGACCTGATCGCTGCGATGGATCGCATTCTGAACGCATGCACCCGCCCGACGCTGGCTGACTCTGCGGTCTACACCTATTCGCGCGGCGGCTCTGATGTCTCCGGCCCAAGCATCCGCCTTGCCGAAGCGATGGCTCAGTCATGGGGGAACATGCAGTTCGGCATCCGCGAGCTGGATCAGCGCAACGGCGAAAGCACCGTGCAGGCCTTTGCCTGGGATGTCGAGACCAACACCCGGCGAGAAGTCACCTTTCAGGTGCCGCATGTCCGCTACACCAAGAAAGGCAGCTACAAGCTCGAAGACCCGCGCGATATTTATGAAATGGTCGCGAACCAAGGCGCCCGCCGGCTGCGTGCTTGCATCCTCGCGGTGATCCCTGGCGATGTCACCGAAGCCGCCGTCGCCCAGTGCGAGACCACGATGCGCACCAAGGCCGACACGTCGCCCGAGGCAATGAAGAAGATGCTCGATGCGTTCGACGCCTTCGGAGTCACGCGCGAGCAGATCGAGAAACGCATACAGCGCCGACTCGATGCCATCCAGCCGGCCCAAGTCGTGAGCCTGAAGAAGATTTACGCCAGCCTGCGCGACGGAATGAGCAAGCCCGAGGAATGGTTCGAGGTCGAGCAGCAGGAGGAATCCACTGGAGCGTCGCGAACCGAAGCCGTGAAGGACAAGCTACGCGGAAAGAAGCCGGCAGCAGAGCAAGCAGCCCCGCCAGTTGATCAACAGGACGAAGCGCTCAAGCAGGTCGAGCAAGGCACGGCCGGCGTAATGACCTACGCCGAAGTCGCCGGCCAGCTCGAAGCCGCCAAGGCCCGCGACGACTTCGATGCCGCCTGCGATCTGATCCAGTACGTCGCCGACCTGCCGCAGCGCGAAGAGCTTGGCGCCATCGTCAAGCGCCGTCTGGCCGAGTTCAAGGCCGCAGAGTAATCCCCCATCACCAGGAGACCCGCCCTATGTTCAGCCTCGAAAAACAAAACGCCAAGCTCACGAGCGTCAATCCGCGAGCAGAGATTCACGGCACCGACAAAGTGATGGCTGCCGATCTGAAGTTCGAGATCAAGGTCAGCAACGATGTTCTGTCCGAGTTCGATCCGTCGCTCAAGTCCTCGCTCTACAAGAAGCAGGACGGCTCCGGCCAGACCGAACTGCTCAACGAACCCGGCCATCTTCCGGCGCTCAAGTTCCCGCTCATGGGCCCGGTGAAGTGGGGCAAGGACTTCTCCGGCTATGAGGTCGTCGTGCACTACGGCATCAGCGGCAAGGAAGACATCCATCTGGCGACGTGCCAGGTCGATCAGTTCCGCTTCGATTGCCAGGACGGCGGCACCGTCGTCGTCGCCTTCCGCGTGATCGCGCATCCCGAAGCCAAGGCACTCGGCCGGTTGTGCGAAATGATCCAGACCGATGTCGAGCTGTCGCTGATCGAGCCGACCGAAGAGCAGCAGGCCGACGATCTGCTGAAGGCTGCCTGACATGGCAATCCTCACTGGACTAGCTCGCCTCGGGCGCGACGCAACACTTCGCCACACGCCACAAGGCGACGCCGTTCTGGAAATGGCGCTGGCGTACAACTACGGGCAGAAGGATGCCGAAGGCAAGCGCCCGACGCAGTGGATCGAGGCGACGCTGTGGGGCAAGCGCGCCGAGGCACTGGCACCACATCTGACCAAGGGCAGTGCGATCGACGTGGTGATCACTGAATTGCACATCGAGACGTGGGTCAAGAAGGACCAGACGACCGGCGTCAAGCTGGTGGGCAAGGTCTCGGAGATCGAGTTCGCCGGGGGCGGTGATCGGAAGAGCGAAGGCAGCACTTCGGCATCGAAGCCAGCACCGGCCAAGCCGCAGCAGTCGGGCGGCTTTGGCGATCCAGACGACGACATGCCGTTCTGAATCATGAACCCCTGGTCGCTTTCATTAAACAACCTGGCAAGCCTTCCGCCGCCACCGTCGAAGGTGTGCCGGAGCTGCGATACCTCGAGGCCCATCGGCGAGTTCTATGTCATGGGCGGACGGATCAGCTACTTCTGCAAGGCCTGCCACAAAGAGGCCGTCTATGCGAAGAGGCGGAAAGTCGGCGCTGGCGAGACGGCTGCATGAACAACTATCGCCTGCCAAAGCTCAACGAGCACCAGCGCGAGCGCTGCCGAGACTGCGCAGAGAAGCAGCGCGTCCCTGGCTACGGCAACAGCGCACAGTGCAAGCTGCACGGCGGCTTTGTCAGGCACTCGCACCGCTGCGATCACTGGCACAAGCCGGGGAGTCTTTTCTGATGGAAAGCATGAAGATCGACGAGGCCCGGCTGAACACGCCAGAGCATCAGATCATGATGGCGCGCATCTTCCTGCACGAAGCCCGCAAGGCGAAGTTTCGCGACTGGGGCTTCACGCTGCTGAACTGGGCAGGCGAGCGTCGGCGCAAGGCGATGGAGCTGAAGAAGATCGGCCCGCCGCAGCGGGAGCTGTTCTGATGACCCCCTGGCTATCCCAAGCCGAAGTCGACGACCTCTGTGAACCGCTCAAGCAGTCGGCCGCGCAGATCAGGTACATGCGCGAGCAGGGCCTGACCGTGCGCACCAAGCCGAACGGCGCGCCCCTGGTGCTGCGCTCCCACGTCGAGGAAGTGATGAACCCGAGCGCCAAGCCGGCAGCGAAACCCAAGCGCGAGCCGAACCGGACGGGCCTGATAGCGTCGTTCGCCCGGGCGGCGTAAGATGGCCCGCTCTATGGCTGGCCGTCGCAAGAACAATCCCCTCGGGCTGGAGCCCCGCGTCTATGCCAAGCATGGCGCCTTCCACTACGTCCACCGCGATGGCCGATGGGAAAAGCTCGGCACCGATCTGGGCAAGGCCAACGAGCGCGCCCGGCTCTACAACGATACCCAAGGCATCTACGGTACGGTCGCCTACTGGCTCGACATGTTCGTCGTCGATTGCGAGCAGCGCGCCAAGGCCGGCACCCTGTCGGATCGTACCGTCGAAGACTACAAGACCGACATCGAGCCGCTGAAGCTCTTCTTCGCCCCGCCGATGCTGCCGACCGACATCGAGCCGAACCATGTGCAGGACTATCTCGCCATCGGCGCGGCAGCCGGGCATCCCGTTCGAGCGAACCGGCAGAAGGCGTGCTTATCGTCCTGCATGTCGTGGCTTATCCGCTCCGGCCATGTCGACGGCCTGGTGATCAATCCCTGCCTTCGCGCCAGCGGCATCAAGCGCAACCCGGAGCGGAAGCGCGAGCGCTACGTCACGCACGACGAATATCGCGACGTGTTCGCCCAAGCGCCCGCCCAGGTGCAGGCCATGATGGAGCTGACCTATCGCACGCTCCAGCGCCCCGAGAGCGACATCCTCGACTGGACGGTCGCCAATCTGGCAACGAAGGACGGAAAGCGCATCCTGCGCGTCGAGCAGGCTAAGGTCAAGGGAACGACCGGGCGCGTCGTCGATATTGCGCTGTCGCCCGATCTGGATGCCCTGTTGCGCAAGCTGGTCGGCGAGGTTCCAAAGATAGGCCGGCGACTGATCTGCGCCAGCCGCGGCGATTTCGCCGGCAAGCCCTACACCTATGACGGCATCAGCGCCATGCTGAAGCGCGCCATCAAGAAGGCCAGCATCGAGCGCAAGAAGCATGGCATCGAGCCGATACCATCCTTCGGCTTCCGTGATCTGAAAGGGAAAGGTGCCACCGACATGTGGCTGGCCGGAATACCCATCGAAGAGATTCAGCTACTCTGCGGCCACGAGGACAAGACCACGACCGAGATGTATATCAAGCAGCGCTGGCGGGAAACAGCGACGCCGAATATGGTCGAAATGGCTGTCTAAGATCGACCCGAAACCCGCGTGGCTTCGTTCGGAATTTCAGCAAAAACAGCGTTTCATCTTAGACAGGTCGATCGTTTTTATGTATGATGCGCCTCGTTCTAAGGCACTCCCGAACTCCCGACTGTTAATCCGTAGGTCCCTGGTTCGAGCCCAGGTCGAGGAGCCATAGAAACAAAGACTTAGCCCACTTCCGAGTGGGCTTTTTCTTTGCTTTGTTAGACGCCATGTTAGACACGTCTAAGATGGACTGACCGCAGCAGCTTCATGGCGTACCGCTGTCTGCGCGCGATCTCGCTCGGGAATGGGGCATTCGCCCGCAGCTTGAGCGTGCTGATGTAGCAGCGCAGGATGCCCGATCTCATATCAGCACCGCCTCGGCTTCGCGCCGCTTGACCAGGCCAGCAAGCACCCTGCCGCCGCCCTTGACCCATTTGCGCAGCTCGGTCGGGACATCCTCCCATCGGCCGGCATTGACCCGCTGACGTAGCGTGCTGATGCGCAGGCGCCCGCTTCCCAGGTTGAAGGTGAAGTCGATCAGCGCGGCCAAGCGGTTCGCTTTATCGACGGCCGGGCAGAGCTTCAGCACGGCAGGCAGGCAGACGGTTTGCACTTCCCACAGCAGAAGCTGCTCGGCGCGCTCGCGGGTGATCGGGGCGTCGTGCAGGGTGACGGCGGTTCCGTCCTCGTAGCGGGTTGCCCCGTAGCCGATGGTCGGAACACCAGCCGGGCAGAGATACGGGGCGGAATAGAAGCCCTCGAAGCGACGGGCCAGCGCGGCAGAGACATCGAGGGCTGGGCCGATTTCGCTTAACTGGATATTGACGCCGGAAACTTTCGTGTTCATTGCATCAGTCCGTTACCCTGCATGGCGATGGGTTTTCATCGAACCGCACGGCCTTAATAGTCTTCGCCCCTGTCAGCATCGCCTTCATCAGCCGGTGTCTCCCGTCCATCAATTCCCCGTCCTCGTCGAGAATGATCGGTTTGTCGAGGTCGGCGTTATTCACGGCCTGCATGTGCGTCACCATTTCGCGCAGCGTCAGCTTCTCATAGGTGTAGTAAAGGCTCAGATGGGCTAGCGGAACCTCCATGATAGGAAGATCGCGAGCCAGCTCAAACAGTCTTGGAACGCTCCAATGGTGGCGCCCAAGGTTGCACATCTGATCGTTCGGCTGGTGCCAGGGTTTTATCTTCATTTGCCGCGACGCGACAGGCTGCGATCGGCGACGTAGATGCCCAGGATCGCGCCGACCAGCTCCTTGTCCCAGTCGGACAGCACGAAGCCGTTGCGCATGATCTCGAACACCACGACCAGGATCGCCAGCGTCGCCAGCAGCGGCCGGATGCTGCCGTTCCAGATGTCGAGGAACTTGATGCCGGTCTGCTTGCCGACTGCGGCCACGGCATCTGCCCAGGCGCCCGCGTCGATCCGGTCGAGATCGGCGTCGCGCTGTACCTGGATGACCTTGACGCCCAGCTCGGCCTGCGTCCTGATGGCCTCTTGGTGCCGTGCGTGCTGCTCGGCGTCGAGCTGGCCCTGCATCTTCATGCGCTCGATCTCCAGCGCGTGATCCTGCTTCTTGTTGATGAAGGCCATGACCTCGCCGAAGATCAGCCGGAAGGCATTGCCGCCGAGGAAGGAAAGAATGGTCAGCATGTCAGTGCCCCTTCGTGATGTTGGAGACGATCCCGGCCCAGACCGCAGCAGCAAGGCCCGCCATCACGACGCCGAACAACGCCAGCAGGGAATGATCGGCCACCCGGCGCAGCTTCTTGCCGAAGCGCAGGTCTTCGCGGAATTCCTCGACGGACTCGGGCTTGTCGATGTCGACGCCCAAAATGGCGAACACCTTGCGCACCGCATGATCGGCAGCCTGCTCGGCCTGGGGGCACTCGTCATTGTTTCGAGCGTTGCATTTTTCAGCCATTGATAGCGTCCTTCCTTCCAAGGATTGAGAGTTCGAGATCAGCTGGGCTCGGCACTTCGGCGAAGCGCTGCTTCCAGCCCAGGGCGATCAGATCGTTCGCGACCATTTCCGAGCAGATCACGCCGCCGACATTGCGCGTGCTCTTGCCGACCAGGTGATAGAGCGGACGCAGCGCGAACAGCAGATAGTCGCGCCAGCCGTAGGTCGCCTCGTCGATGTCGAGCATGTGTTCCATGTACTCGGGAGGCACTTCGACCGGGCAGTCGGAAAGGATCACGCGCTCGGGC